TTTTCGCATTCTTTGTAGTTGTAAATAGATTGTGTACCAATTACAAAACTTCCTTCTAACCAGGTGTCTTTTACGGATGATAATTTTCCATAATCTTTTCTTTCTGGAGGATTATAGCTATCGTCTTTTTTTGTTATTTTTACAGTTTTACCATTTCTGTTAGTCTTTTTATAGACTTCTTCTTTGGTTGTTTTAAAGGAAAAATGAAGTACATCAATTTGTAATCCAAATAAATTCTCCAGAAGGCAGTTAGTGTAATTTAATTTTGTGTTATTTTTAGAAGAGTATGTTTTTGCTATTTCTCTTAATTCTAATTCCTCAAAATTACCATCTCTATGAATATCTCCAATAGTAACGGTATCTACATATCCATAATAAGAACCGTCTGAAAAATCATTCATCTTTACTTGATTGTATATCAAGTATTCCATATCCAGAAACTGTATTTTAACCCCATCAGTAGGTGAAGTATAAATTCTAACTCCTGCAATTCCATTATCTGTTAAATCTTTGTTTTTCTCTTTTTCTATGTTACTCCAGTTGTTTGTTTTTTTTATATAGTCAATAATTATTTCTTCAGCAATTTCAATTACCGGCTTTTCTTTTAATTGCTCGTAAATATTTAATTCCTCTTCGTCTGAGGGAATAAACCCTTTAGGAATCATATCAATTCCAATTTCTTTTTTAGCCATTTGTAGCAATGGCATTGCTAACATTGACTGAAGCTTCTGATCTCTTTTGTCTTTTTTAATACTAAGAGACAATCTATCATTGGCTCTAATATCTAAAGTGTAAGCACTGTCATCAATTCCATTACTTACCACGCGACAAAATTTACGGACCGTGTTTACAATTCGATAATCTAAATTAGCCATTGAGGAGTCTCCAGTTTGTTTTTGGAATTTAGCTTTTCCTAATTCTTTTGAATTTTCTCCACGAACATATAGTCTGTTTTCTCGAATTCTATTTTTCCGCATACTGTAACTACAATCGGTAGTAATTAATCCACCATTAAACCATTCGCCTCCCATTGCTTTTGCAAAAGACAATCCGTAAGCATCTGTTTTCTTCTTACTCCATTTATCTAATGGATTTGGGTATGTTGTTTTTTTCATTTTACTTAGTTGTTAATTAATGTTTGGTAAATGGGTTTATAAACTTTCTTTTTATAGTTTCTTTTTTCTTTATTCTGCGTTGGCAAGCCAGTCTACTTAAACTACTTGATATAAAAGCATCGTATTTTGTTCTATCTGCTAAATCAACCTCTCTCCATTGTTCAAGGGTTCTTGTAAAAGGCATATTACCCATTGTTCCTTTTGGTCGATTTCTATTATCATGTGCAATTCCAATATTATCTTCTATGTAACTTTCTATTGCGTAAAATTGTTGATCGGCAATTTTTGTACTTTGAGGTGGCGCGCCTCCAAGTTTTTTTTCAGTGTGACTTAATTCTTGGTAATTTTTAAAAGGATTATTTAGCGAGTAATGTCTGTAACCTCTGTCGTAGATGTATTGCAAAAAAGCTTCGTTGGATAATTCTGAAAGCATAGGGATAGAGTAGTACACCATCGCCATTAGTACTTCCTCGAAAAATATAGTTACTTTTTTTGCTCTATCTATGTATTCTAAAATAAAAGACTCATTGGGTAATGTAGAAACATTAGTGGTAGTGCTAAGGTGAATAGCTCCTTTTGAACCACGTCCGTCAGCACTTTTATCTCTATTGTATGGATCTACTCCAAAACCACCTAAATGTTCTCCTATAGGTGCATAAGCAGTTATTCCATTCTTAAATTTTTTTTCTTTTTTATTTCTGAATTCAATTGGTGGGTGGCATTCTTTTTTTATCCAAAATCTACCTATTGGGTTTGGATTCCAAATAACCTCTGTATCTTGAACTCCGTTTCTCCAGGTGAAGTTTCCACGCTCAATATCATTGTTACCTAATATTTTAACACCATCAAAAATCTCTTCAAGCTCCTCCTTGTTATGATCTTCCTGTTCAGATAGTTTTATAATATTAAATTCACAATCTCCACTTTCATCTCTAAAAGCGTCTTTTTCTGTAAAAGGAAATTGTCTTAATTGCTCGTTTAAATCCTCTGGATTTCTTTCTAAGGCTTTTGCTTCGTTTTCCAGGTACTCTCTTGATCCAACTGTGGTATAAATACCTTCATCTGTCATGATTTTTACCTTCGGGTTATCTACAATACTAAAACCGTATTCATCGTATTTACCTTCAAAACCTAAATAAGCAGGAATAAATAATTTATACAACCCACTTGCAGTCTGTCCGTTTGGATTTCTTTCGTATTGATTTGATTGATTGTAAACACTTTCAAATTCTGCTCCCCCCTTTTTTTTAGAATTTACAGTCGAACCGACCATTGCTTTTCCAACAATTCTGGAACCTTGCCTGTGAGATGTTTTAATTACGTTCCAATACCTGTTAAACGGAACGTCTTTTGGAAATTTACCACATTCATCTACCGCACTTCTAAATACTTTTTTACCACCATCCATTGAGTTTAAAGCTGTAGAGTAGTGTCTAATATAAGTATCAATTCCTTCTTCAATATTTGAACCCGTATCTTTTTTGGGCTTCTTCATTACAATTCTTGAAGTGGTTTGCTTGTCAAATGTTGGCTGAAAAAAAGAAGGTAGCCTTTTGAAAATATCAAAAGCAATATCAAACATTTCCTTTGCATCTCCACTTGTCTTAGATACAATACCGAGTTTTTTATTTCTGTACTGTGTTCCGGAATAAACTAGCTCAGCGTCACAAATTGTAGACCAACCAAAACGCCTGTTTTTAACGTAGCACACTCCGTAACTTCTTCTATCGGCTTTACACGCTTCCCAAAAAATCATCAACTCATTTTGAGCTACCCTAAAATTAGGATAACCATCATCAAGTTTACACCATTGATATAAATAATACGCTAATCCTGTTAGATAAACTAATTCTCCTTTTACGTAAGCAAAAATACCTTCATGTCTTCTTCTTATTTCCTCTTCTATGTATTCTCTGTAATCCGCACTTCTTTGCGTTTTATCGGTTAATCCATTAGGTAAAGGCTTATGCTTTAATCTTTGGTTTTTTAAAGTTTTATCCCAATTAATTATTTTCTTTCTATCTGAAGGTGGTTCTGGAAACCCAACTCTTATTCCGCTTACAGTATAAATAGCACCAAGCGTTCCATCTTTAGAAATTATTACAACATCGCTTTCCTCGTCATAACCATATTTCCATGATTTTAACTTGTTTTTTCCGAGTCTAACTTTTTCGTCAACTTGGTTTTCCGATAAATTTCCTAAATAAAATATCATTAAACATTTGTTTAACTTCTATTTCATTTTAAAGTAAACTTCCCACTTTTTACTCTTGTACTAATCCTTTAATTGCCCAACTTTTATTGGAATCTTCTTCTACTTTAGTATTTAATTCAGTTTCTAGTTCTTCAATCTTTTCCATAACCCAATCGCAATCTTCCGCAGCTTCTTTTCTTGATCTAATTACGTTATGTAATTTTTCTTCTGAAACAAAATCGTTATTAAGGTTTAATACTTCAAAATTAAGACTATACATTTGTTTTAAAGAAACTATTAACTTTGGTATTATTTCTCTATAATGACTGCTAACCCCCTCTTGTGTTTGTTCAGACTCTCTCAAAAGAGAATCTATTTTTTTTGAAATTGAAACAGCATCATTTGCAGCCATTCGTCTTCCTTTTAAAATATTGTAATACTTATCGCTATCAATATCGTTTTCAACTTCCATTGTCATTATCTCCAAATCCTTATCAACAACTGTTTTAAGTCTTTTGATATAAGTAGGTAGGTTTTCTTTTCGGAATGATAGTTTTTTATTCATTATAATGCTATTGCAAAAAGATCTCTATTTCTTACCCACCAATACTCAATTCCTTCAAACCAGTACTTAACACCACCTCTAATATCCATAAATAAGGTATCACCCTCCTTAACTCCGTGTTTTTTTAATTCGGTATTTGAATAAGTCATGTTAACTTTTCCAGAAAATTCTGGCTTTCTTTCGGTTTCTGTAATGATTAAACTTGTCTTAATTTGATCTTTAACTTTTGTTTCTTTCATGATTGGTTTTACTAAAGAATTTTCTAAAAAACCTTTCCATTCAGAATTTTTATTTTCTCGGTAACATATAATCATATCACTAGTTAAATGGTATAGGTTTTTATCCTCGTCTACCACGTTTTGATACCATTGTTTAGTCCCGTTGTAAATTTGCCTATAAATAGGTGTTGCATCAATTAAAACCTCGTAGCCGTCATCTATTTCGGTTTCAAACAAACTAGGCACGCTAATAACTTCAGCAACCCTGTTAGATTGCTCTTCAGCCGTAAAATCTACATTTCCATATAATTCTAACCCCCCTTTTGTTTTAAAGGTTTCACTATATGGATTATCTAATTTAATAATAAAATTATTTGTTCCTTTCATTTTTATTTACTTTTATGTTATTATTAAAGTAATTTTAATTATTCAAAAAAACTACCAATTTGACCTCCTTCTACACTATGTACAAAACATTCAATACCAATAGGGGAATGTTGATATCCTTTTCTATGATGCCAAGAATCTGTTCCGTTTGCACTTCTCAAATACTCTACATGAGTTCTATTTTTTTGACTGTGTAGTTTTTTTCCTGTATTTATTACTTTTACGTCTCTGTAATCTTTTTCTAACTGAACTTTTTGCTTTCCTTTATAAGATGATTTATCTTTGTGATGTATATGATGCGTGTACCAATAGCAATAATTTGAATTGTAATATCCTTCTTTTGCTTCAATCTTCATTAAGTCTGGAAGATCAGCTTCCTTTGCTCCATCACCATGCGTTAAACCAATTAAGGAAGCTCCGAACTGAATGTATTTTCTATGCGCGGGAGAAACATCAAAACTTATGTTATTGTTTTTATGAAACCAAGCTTGAATGTTTTGGGCCAAATGAAATCCACTCATATAATCGTGATTACTAGGTGTAAACACAAAATGCACTGGGGCGATTAATAATAATCTTTCTAATATTTCTATATATAATTTTCTAGCTTCTACAAAAGCGTCAAACCACATCATTGAAACGTCTTGTTTTGTTCCTGCGGTTGTTGTATTTTGTGGACTATCTGTATGTAGAACGTCATTACCACCAACAAAAATAATAGAGGTAATGTTAAATGAATTTGTTCTTTTTATTAGAACTTCTATTTTATTAAATAATGTTTGTTTAAGTGATTCTATATTTTTATTTGCTTCACCTGTTTCAAATACTGACGTTAGTTTATTAATGTGTAAATCTGCTATATCTAATAAAAGTAGATTTTCAGACTCTTTAAAATCATACTTTATTTTAGGGTAAACAGGTGCGTAGTCTTTTACATCTTGTATAAACTGTTCTCTTATTTCGTCGTAATTAATTACATTTTCGTTTTTTATAAAATATGATCCTTGCTTGGTTTTTATCCATCCATGCCTGAAATCACTTGAAGCTACTCCTCTTTCATTTAAGTCCTCTTTAACTTGCGAAAGATCTAAAACAACTTTATTACAATAACGTCTTAAAGCACCCCCAAAAGTAACTCCTTTTTGTTTTGCTAATATTCTAGCTACCTTGTTTGTATTAAAATCATTACTCCTTGCTAAAGATTTTATTTCCTCCTTGTAAATTTTGTATTTGCTCATTAGAAATTTTTAGTTATTCTGGGGGATATTTTTTTAATATTTAGAAATGCTTTTATTAATTAAGTTTCAAACTGAATTATTTAACACTTTACTTATATGTTTTTTATATTATTATTATTAAAACCAACCCCGCAAATCTGATAATTCCCAGCGACGGCAAACTTCATTTTCGTCACGGGTTGGATCTATTTTATTTTACATTATTATTTTTTGTTTTACCAAATTCCCTTAGAGTAAAATAGCCACCAATAACAGTCATTCCCATTGTTAATAGTATTGGTAAATAAGCTTCTCCGAGCTTCATTCCCCACATAGAGCTAAGAATCACAATATCTATAAGTAAAGTAAAATTAAGCACAGCCAAGGGTCTTATGTTTCTTGGCAACCAATCTTCAGATTTGTTATCAGATTCCCATCTTTTGCTTAATTCTCTTTCATGCTCTATGTCTTTTTGCATCTCAGAAATCAACATTTCTTTATCATCTGCTGATAAATCAGGATCTCCTGATATTGCTTTAACTATTTTAGAGGCACTTCCGCTTGTTATAGAGTCCAATAAAGGAATCCCAATTTTTTTACCTGTTTTAACAACTCCTCTTAAAAGGTTTCCAAAGAAAGTGCCTTCACCACCGTTTTTTAATAATTTTGAATCCACGATCATGCACTTTTATTTTTTTTATTATTCTTTTCTTTTAACGCTAATTCAACAGCCTTTTTGGTTGAATAAGTTTTAGCCTTTTTCTTTCTTACTCCTCTTGTTAAGGTTGAACTGTTACCATTAGAATCTGTAAGGCTGTACTTGTTATTGGTGCCTTTAACTCTTTCAACTTTGTATTTAGGATAACTTTTTTTAACTCCTTCTATCCCTGTATTAAGTTTAGGTTTAGGGTCAGTTGTTTGTTTTTTTACTGCTTTATTTTTTTTTGAATAGTACATAATTATTTATTTTTACTTAATTTAATATTCTAATTTTAAAATAAATTTATAGGTTTATAATTAACGTAAACATCCTCACTTTTTAAAAGTGCATCTCTTATTGGTGGGTATATCTTTTCGTAAGCACCTCTTGAATTTCCTATGAAACCAACATTATTAGCGTTATTCGCCATTCCTGTAAGTAAACAACCTGCGGTATCATCATCGTCATTTCCAACGTGAATTAAAATATATTCAAAATTAGGAACATCTTTTACCCACAACATACCTTTATGAAAATCTGATCCGTATTTACGTAAGTACTTATTATTAAAGCCGCCCACATTTCTGAATTCGATTTTATACCTGCCATTAGGTATTCTAGTCTCTCCAAACACCTTGACACTCCTATATTCATCTTCTAAGGTATATATCTGAAACTCTCCATTTATATAAAGTAGACCATCCGTAAAATCTTCTTTTGAATTAAATCTTATTACATCTATTTCCATCTACTTTTTCTCCTTATTTTCGTCTTTCATTTTGATGATTTTTAACACAGTATAAACGATAGTTACAATTAATAAAGTTATTTTCAACCATTGCTCAATGCCTGAAAAACTAATAGTAAAAGTTAGTAAATTAATTGCTCCTATTTTCAAATCCTGCATATTCAATGTGTTAGAATTTAAGTTTGTTATTTAACATTATAAACAAAACAATAAATATCTCAAAAGTTAAAAAGTTGGAAACATAAAAACCTCTCAAATTGCGACCCTTATAAATTAGTCCAAGTAGTGCAATAATGCATATTGTTGTAGTTTTCCAACTCTTAATTCTATCCTTCATTCTCTTCTATTAATTCAAAAGAACCATCTTGTAAATTGATGTTAACTTTTCCGTAAGTATCTTCAATTTCTTTTTTTGTTTCACCTTGTTTTTCCATTACCTCAGAATAAAGATGATTTAAACTATGCGTCTTAATTTGCATTGCTCCTAATTCGTTTATGATTTTACCCTTGCTTTGCTCTTGCTCTTGTAATTCTTTTAACTGTACTTCTGAAATTTTAGTCATAATTATTTATTTTAATAGTTTATTTTGGTTTACTTTTTACTCTACAGGAGTATCTGTTTCTGGTTCTGTTTCTGGTTCAACTGCTTCTGCTTCAGGCTTTTCTTTATTTAACCAATCAAGCTCAGTAACATCGTCATACATTGGTGTTATTTTGCTTTTAATTTCGTCACTTATAACCTCCTGCATATTATGTACTCCGTGATTTGCTTTAGCCCATTCAATAATAACTTCTTCTGTTAAATCAGCTATAGGGGTAAAAGAATCTGAATTAGGTGGTGAAACAGGGCAAGCGCCATTAAAAGATCCTGTTATCCCGTTTTCATCTGTACCTGTGTACAAAAAACTAATACCTGTAATTACATTAGACAATCCATCAAATGCTGGTGCTTTTCTTAAAGCTGTTATTTTCCAATCGTACTTCATCATAATTTTTGTTTATTTTAATTGTTAACTTTTTTAACAATACTTACATATTGCTAAGCTTTTTTTACTGTATT